TCCCGAACCCAAATCCGGGTCCGATCACGATCCCTGACTTGGGTAAGGCCAATGACTGAAACACGCTTGTTCGATCCGGCCGATCCTCCGGAATGGCTCGATTCGGACTGGTGGGCCAAGACGGACAACTGCAATCATCTGGACAATCGCGTGCACAGAGCTCGGCTGGAATCGGCTGCACTGTCCGCGACTCAGGCCGCGCAGGATCTCGGAATCGAGACGATCACAGACGTTGGTGCCGGTGATGGTGGCTTGCTCAGCTTGCTTCCGGAACCGTACCGGTCCAAGTCTTGGGGCTACGACGTAATCGAAGACTCAATCAAGTACGCCAAGACTGTGCGCAAAGTCGATGTCCGGAAATGCAACGTTGTGACCGGACGTCCGAGACTGGCCCCGGTCGTTGTCGCTACAGAGATGCTAGAGCATCTTCAGGACCCACACGCGTTCGTCCAGAAACTGTACAACGCCGGTACCGAGTTCTTGATCGCTTCCTCGCCTCATTCCGAGACGGCTGAGCAACACGAGTGGAACCATGCTTGGGCTTGGGACCGGCCCGGATACGCGGCTTTGATCGAACAAGCCGGGTTCCGGATTGTCGGTCACTTCGATGCGGAGTGGTCACAGATCATTGTTGGGAAGCGATGACTAAACGAAGTCGGTCCAACTGGGGCCGGGAAAAGTCCCGGCTCAAGCCGGAGTTCAAGTCCTGGCAAGTCCGATTCATTCTGAATCGGGATCACGGGATTTGTCACGTCTGTGGCCAGCCCGGAGCGGAGCAGGCCGACCACGTCATCCCGCCTGTTGAAGGTGGCGCGAACCACACAGATAACGGCGCTGCAATCCATGCGGAGCCGTGTCACCGAAACAAGACACAGGAAGAGTCCAGGCGAGGTGTAGCCCGTCACCGTGCGATGCTCCGCCTTCCTCCGGATCCACATCCATTTGACCGGGAGTCATAATGCCCAACCCAGCAAAGCGTACAGACGAGCGGCTTGGTCATCGTTCCAAGGAACAGATGACCGTGGACAAGATCGAAGTCGGGGGCCCGGTACGGGTCCCTGAGCCGGACGAGGACTGGCACCCGATCGCTTTGTACGCGTGGGAAGCGTTCGTGTCGTCCCCGCTCAGCATTTACTACTCGGAAACAGACCTCGCCTTCGGTTGGATGACGTGCGACGCGATCGATGCCGCATACCTGTCCAAAGCCGCCATGAAGATCACCGCCGCTGAGTCCATGATGCGTAACGCTCTATTCACGGAGCAGTCCCGTCGCCAGGTCAAGATCGAGATTACCAGGACCGAGCCGGAACAGGACCCAACCGTGGCCAAGAACGTTTCTGACTTCAGGTCGAGACGACGCAACACGAACTAGCCCGGGAGGCACTGTGACCGCGACTCTGGAGAAACCGAATCCTCTGATCAATCCAGAGTGGGCCCCGATCCGAACCCGTCCGGATGAACCGGGCTGGAAACGGACTCTGGGAGACGCGGTTATCGAGTGGGCCATGGAAAACTTGGTCCATGCCATCACCGGAGAACCGTGGGTTCCGTTGCCGGAGCATGAACGGTTCTTGAACACGTATTACCAGATTGACGAGACCGGCCGTTGGGTTTATAACCAAGCTTATATGCGCCGGGCTCGCGGTACGGCCAAGTCTCCGTTGGCGGCGATAATTGCCGCGATCGAACTATGCGGGCCGTGCCGGTTCGGTGGCTGGAACGAAGACGGCTCTCCGATTGCAATTCCGGAACCGGCTCCGCTGATCTGGATCATGGCTACAAGCGTGTACCAGACCAAGCCGATTTTCGAGATCTTGACCGGCTCGTTCAGCGATGAAGCGATCCAAAAGTACGGCCTGACCTTCGGTGTCGAAACGGTCATCAAGTCCGGGCACAATCGGGGCCGAGTCGATGTCGTCGCGAACAACCCCCGTGGTCTTCGTGGTGCACGTCTATCTTGTGCCCTGATCGATGAAACCTCGGAACTTGTCGACGGTAACTCGGGCCATGCCTCGATCAAGCGTATCAACGGTAACCTCCGGAAGAAGCCGGGCGGGACCGCGCGCCGGGTCGATATGAGTAACGCGTTCGTGCCGGGTGAAGACTCGGTCGCGGAGCGTGTTACCGAAGACTGGTCCAAACAAATGCAGAAGTGGGGTTATTCCCATATTTTGCTGGACAGCCTTGAAGCGAACCCGAAACTTGAACTGACCGACTCGGCTCAGCTTCGGGAAGCGATCAAGCAAGCGGCCGGGGACGCAACCTGGCTCGACATCGATACTCTGGAACGTGCCGCGTACATGCCCGGGGAAGGAATCTCCGAGTTCCGGCGCGAGCACCTGAACCAGATCACGAGTGAGGAAGACTCACTCATCCATGCACATGTCTACGACTCACAGGCAATTGCTGCTCCGCTTGAGTACGGTGACAGGATCACCCTCGGGTTTGACGGCTCTTTGTCTGGAGATGGCACGGCTTTAGTCGCGTTCCGGCTTTCAGACCGTTCTTTCCATCTCTTGCATTATCAGGAACCTAATAAGGACCCGGATTGGGTTGTAGACGAAGAACAAGTGGACGAAGAGTTTAGGCTCGCCATGGATCGGTACAAGGTCTGGGGTGCGGCCTGTGACGTTCATCCGTTCGAGTCTTGGGTGTACAGCTGGAACCGAGACTTTGGTGAGACCATGAAGGTGTCAGCATCGACCAAGGGTCCGCTGGTCCGGGATAATCGTTCGGAACGAAAAGACTTGACGCTCGGTTGCATGTCCCTGGTGGGCGAGATCGAGTCCGGCAAGATCTTGTTCGAGCAGTTCTCTCTCGCGATGAAAATGCACTGGCTCAACGCCAAGCGCGCAGAGAACCGTTATGGGTTCTCGTTCCGTAAGGAAACCAAGAACTCAACCAAGCGCGTGGATATCGTGGCTGCATCGCTCATGGCATACATGATCGCTGAAAAGATTGAGCTTGCCAATATTCAGGAAGACAAACCGAAGAGGGGTCGAGCCCTGAACTGGTAAGGAAGGTTGAGCCGTGACGTTCGAGAAACTACAAAGTTGCATGGTATTGAACGGGCAGAAGTCCCGTGAATATCACGACTATTTCCGGGCCAAGCAAACGCCTCGGAACACTTCTGTCATGGCTCCGCCTGAACTCCGTGACGACTACTTCACTTCGGTCTCGTATTGCCGCCTAGCCTGTCAGGTGCTGTCTGAGCGGATCGAGATCGATTCGATCTCGGCTCTGGATCAGAATGACAAGCCGGACACCGCCGCGACGAACCATCTCAGAAGCATTCTCAAGGCTCTTGGCGGTGCAGACTTTGTCAACACCGCGAACATGTCGGCGATGGAATATGGCCGGGCCTACTTGGTCCCGACCGGTACTAACCGTGAAGATGGCCTTCCTGGGGTCCAGCTTGTCCCTGGGCGGGACATGGTGCACTTCGTGGACCCGTTCACCGGCGAGGTCACAGAAGCGCTCAGGGTATACGGCAGGACCCGGGAAAACCGAGCATGGTACACCCCGGAATGGACGTACTACCTAGAACCAGGTCCGGGCAAGCCAGGATCGGACGCTCCTGACGGGTATATCGTCACGAGCAAGGTCGCTACCGCTAATGGCCGTATCGCGGTGTTCCCCTTGATGTGCCGAGACGAGGTCACGAACCCGTGGGGCAGGCCCGAAGCCAAGGACGCGTTCAAGCTACAAGATGCGGCTTGCCGTATGGCCACGGATCTGTCTATCGCTTCGGCCACGATGGCGGTTCAGCAACGAATCCTGTTCGGTGTCGAGGATGAGGACTTTGCGCCCCGAGACGAGAACGGTGAACGCCTCAAAGACGCGGAAGGTAATGTCCTGCCGGGCCCGACCGCGTCCGAGCTGTACATGTCGCGGGTTTTGACCCTCTCCGATCCGGCTGCCAAGATGGCCGAGTTCACAGCGGCTCAGCTCCAGAACTTTACTACGGGCCTAAACTCGATTACCCGTCTTGCGGCGGCCGAGCTTGGTATCCCGCAGGAAGTGTTTGGGGTCGCGAGCGATGCCAATCCCGCTTCGGGTGATTCCCAGCGCCAGAGCGACGCCCGTTTGATTCGTCGGGCCGAGCAACTGACTCGGGGGTTTGAGCCGGGTTGGATCGGGTTGTGGGAATACCTGGCCTTGCTTGAAGGATTTGACGTTACCGTCGTTATCCGATGGGTTGATCCTTCGTTGCCTAATCTGGCATCCCGAGCCGATGCGGTGCTCAAGCTCGCCACGGTCCAGACTCCGGACGGGCGTCCGTTGTATGACTGGCAAGAACTCCGGCAAATGCTTGGCGATAGCGCGGACGATATCCAGGCTGCGCAGAACCGGTTCGAGATCGAAGGGATCAAGCGGCTGATCCAGAACCCGAATGGGGCCCCAGGTGAACAACGAACTACTACGCCAAGCTAAAACTAATCTGTACTTACGGATGGCGGCACGGTTGGTTAAGGCTATGGTCCCGTTTATCGGGGCCAAGCCTAACCCTAAGACGGTTGCTCGATTGACTCGACCGTTTGTTGTCGCGACCCGGCAGCAAGCTCAGGACTTGGCGTATCGAGACTATCTCGCGTTTATCGGGAACAAAAACCCGGTACCGAAGATGGAACAGAACCGGTTCACCGATGAACTCTGGGAAGCCTCGGTTAAGAAGGTCACGGATGAAGTCGACATGCTCGGTTCGGACCATGTCCAGGAACTCGCCATGAAAGCGGATTACTGGGCGCGAGATGCGGAGTGGGGCCAGCGTGTAGACGTGGCCAAGAAAGACTCCCGGATCGACAAGGTTGCCCGGGTCGATTTCAAACCACCGACATGCCCCTTCTGTACCTTGCTTAATTCCCGAGGGGCCGCGTACCTGTCTATAGACACAGCGGCACGGACTCTTCATGACGGCGATACCTGTTCCCTGATCTGGGTCAAGAAAGGTCAGACCGATTATCCCGGACACGAGACTTCGGCCGAGGCTTTGCGCAGATATGAAAAGGCTGTCAAGGATCTGGGTTCAGCCGCGAACACGACCACGATTTTGAAGGCACTCGCCGAACAAGATCCGAACCGTCCGACCGGCTCGGTCAAAGCCAACATCGAAAAGGCTTTGAAGGAATCCACCACAGACCAGCTCAAAACGGTCAGTGCCCGGATTTCAACACTGGAAAAGCTGGAGCCCAAGTCGGATTCAGCGAGGAAATACCGGGATGAACAACTTGCCCGGAACCGAGACATACTTAAATCCCTAGAAGGGTCCAGCAAACCATGACTGACAACCAGACTATCGACCACTTCACGGAAGAGGCTCAGACGTATATCCGTCAGCTTCGGTCCGAAGCGGCCCGGTACCGCACGGAGAAGAACGAGTACCAGGCTAAGTACAACGAAGTCAATACCAAGTACACGGAGGCCGGGAACCTTCTCCAGCAGGCGAATACCCAGCTGGACAAGTTTGCGACTCTGGAGAGCACAGCCGAGGAAAACGCCAAGCGTCTTGCCGAGCTTGAGCAGACTCGGCAGCGTGAGTCCATCGCCTGGGAGGCCGGTCTGACTCCGGAAGATGCGGGTCGCCTTCAGGGTGCTAACGCGGACGAGTGGAAGGCCGACGCTGAAAAGCTCGCTGCCCGTCTGAGCCCGTCTGGTCGTCGTCGTACCAATCTTGCTCCGGATCCGGCTGCCCTTTCTGGTGAGCCGACTATTCCGGGCAACGAAGACCCCATCCGTAAAGCTTTTTCCGATGCGGGTCTTATCTAGTAAGGGCCGGGAGCCCAGCGTTTATAAGCGCAATCTCGCGCTCTTACGAAAGGATGGGACATGGCTACGCCTGACCCTCTTCTGATTAATACCGGTGATTTCTATTTCGACAAGACCACGGTGTCTGTCGATCTGTCCGACTCGCGAAAGTACTCGTGGGTTCAGCAGTTGGGCACTCAGGTCGAATTCGGCCTTGCGGGTGGCAGGTATCTCGACATCACGGACATCACGGGCGGATTCGTCGCGGCTGAGTCGGGTAAGAAGCCCATCGCCAACCCGGACACGATCAAGGGTGACATCACGGTCCGTGAATGGGCCGTTGTTATCCCGATGTCGCTCCGGCTGTTCCGTGCCAACCCGGAAGGTGCAGTCGCCAAGATTCAGCAGAAGATGCCGGAAGCTTTTGCCCGCGCATTCGATGATCTGGCTACGACCGGTGCGGGTATCTCGGGTCAGTCCGCTCTGTCGAGCGTGACCAACACGGTCAACCTTGGCACTTCCACGGTTGCGGCCGGTGGGATCTGGCAGGACTTCAACACCGGTCTTTCCACTCTCGTCCACGGCGACAAGGAACTGACGGGCACGGTTCTCGACACTTTCGTCGAGCCGGTCGTGAATGGTGCCGTTGACCTTCAGGGTCGTCCGCTGTTCGTGGACACTCCGGTTGGTCCCGAGACCAATGCGGTTCTCCGTCAGGGTCGCCTCCTGGGCCACCCGAGCCAGTTCGTGAAGAAGCTCCGTACCGGTACGGGCTCGACCCGTGTCGTCGGGTACATGGGCGACTGGACTCGGCTTCTGTGGGGCACTGTCGGCGGCATTGACTACTTCGTGTCGCGCGAGGGTTCCTACGTGGATGACTCGGGCACGACTCACTCGGCCGTGCAGGAGAACCTGATCCTGTTCCGTGCGGAAGCGTTGATCGGTGTTCAGGTCGCGGATCTGAACGCGTTCGTCAAGATCCAGGCTGGCACCACTTCGGCTGCTAGCTGATCCTAAGTTCCGGAAGGGGCTTTGATGGAAATCTATACCTCTTCCGGAACTAGAATGGGCGGACCCGGTCCGCTTATTCGCAGGTTTCTGGCGCATGGTGGGCGTGTAGCCGAGCCTAAACCCAGAATCGGAAAACCGAACGTATCTGGTCGTCGAGTACGGGTTCTGGCCGTGGTTCATGGTTGGTTCCCGTACTTGGCAGCCGGGTCCGAGCGGATGTTGCAGCACATGTTATCGGCTCTGCCCAAAGACGAGTTCGAGATCGAAGTCTTGTCGTTCGGAGCTGGGCCGGATGTGATTTACGTAGACGAGTACGAATACGACGGTATCCTAGTAACGGTTGGGTTTGATCCCCCGTTCGAACCGGATCTGATCGTGACCCATCACGGACCGGGTGCCCGGGTCTCTAATCAGCTTGCCCAGGAATTCCCGAACGCAGCCACGGTCGCGGTGTTTCATAACGAGCGGTACGACATCCCAGACATTGTCGGATTGAACGCTGACCTGAACGTGTACAACACGCATTGGGTCAAAGACGCGATCCAGCTTCCGGGTATTGTCGTTCATCCCCCGCTAGAATTTGACCGGCATTACGTTGACAAGACTGGGCCGTGTGTCACGCTCGTGAATTTGCAGGACAATAAAGGTGTGGGTACGTTCTATCGTCTGGCCGAACGTATGGATGCGGTCTTCCTTGGTGTGATCGGGACTCACGGCGAGCAAGAAGTCAGACGAGATCTGGATAATGTCTTGATCCAGAAGACTACTCAGGATATGCGCGATGTCTGGGCTCGGTCCCGTGTCGTGCTTATGCCTAGCCAGTACGAGTCGTACGGGATGGTTGCGGCCGAAGCGTGTGTGTCCGGGATCCCGGTGATCGCACATCCGACCCCGGGTTTGACTGAGTGTCTTGGCTCGGCCGGGATCTTTATCGACCGGAACGACATCGACAAGTACGAACAAGCTCTGAGGTTGCTTCTAACGGACGAGAACCACTACCAGGAGAGGTCAGACCTGGCTAGGCTCCGCGCCCGTGAGCTTGCTTGTCAGAGCCAGCAAGAGCTATCTGTGTTCGTCGACAACGTTAGAGAGTTGGTGAGGTAATGGCCGTTGCGACCTCGACGGATGTTGCGGACCGGATCGGACGGCCGTTGACTCCGAAAGAAATCATCCAAGTCGATGCCTTCCTAGAAGATGCGGAAGCCGAAATTATCCGGCTCGGGGGCGGAGCCAAGATCGCGGACGCGAACTGGAAAGCCTTGGTTGTCAAGGTTGAGTGCTCCGTCGTTAAGCGTGCAGCCCGGTTGCCGGACGCGGTACAGAACCTGATCCCGGGGGATGAATCGGCCGGGTACGCGAATCAGAACCGTGTCCAGGGCGATGTCTATCTTCGCCGCGAGGAACGCAGGAGTTTGGGCCTGCCCTTGACCGGTGGTACTCGAATCACCCCCGAACCGGTCCCGATCCTTCCTACGGTAGATACCTGGGATTGGGGCCCTGGCTGGGATCCGGGGTTGTGCTAATGGAAAAAGTCAAGCTCCGTAAAAGCTTGGAACGAACCATCTCGCACACGGACGAACTAGAACAGCAACTCGGCGATATCACGTACGGGATCACGATCAAGGCTCGTGCCAACCTGGCTCCGCATCACCGATCCGGCGAACATAAAGTTACCCAGACCAAGGGCCGAGTCGATCATTACGTGAACCTGGTAGGACCGGCAGCGCTCTCTATTGAAGAGGGCCACGTCGTGGCAGGGTTCTATGCAGGGCCCGGAGCCGGTGAGTGGAAATTCGTTCAAGGTCTGCACGTGCTCCGTCGAGCAATGGAGGAATCGAGGCTATGACCTTCATTCTGCCGTGCGCACTGATCAAGCAAGTCTTGAACGCAGCCGGGTTCACCGATGTCAACTACGACAAGTTCGAATCCCGAGCCTTGTCCGCTGAAAAGTACGTGTTCCTAGAACAACTTGCCGGATCGACTCCGCATATTCTGTACTCGAACCGGCCTACGATTCAGGTTGTGGTGTACTGCACCGACGCGGACGATTACACGGGCAAGAACAAGTCGCTTCGGGTATCGTACGATATCCAAGCCGCACTCGAAGCGGCAAGGGGCGTGCCCTTTTCTGAAGGGGGCATTCATCGGGTTATCACCCGAGTAGATCCGAATCGTCAAGATATTGGCGGTTTACCGTACGGTTGCGGCCGGTCCGTTGCTCAGTACGATTTCATACTCTCCAATAAAAGTCACTGGGGCGTATCGTGATCAAGTATTGTCACATATACCAGTGCACGAAATCGCACTACGCAAAGGGTTGGTGCCGAAAACACTACCTTCAAATCAGGAAGCAAACGGGTGCCTCCACGTGCACCCTGGAAAGTTGTACTCGCCCTAGGTACAGTTCCGGATTGTGTCTAACGCATAAAAACATGAAAGAGCGAACCGGAGTCCTTACCGAACCTGTTCGGGGAAAGGGGCATTCCGCGTCGTTCCTGGATCCTGAAGGGTACCGTTTCGTTAAACGATTCGGTCGTTGGGTTCCGGAGCATCGCTGGGTTATGCGTCTGATCCTAAACCGGGAACTTCTTCCGGGTGAGAACGTGCATCACAAAAACGGTGTGCGGGACGATAACCGACCCTCGAACCTGGAGTTATGGGTCACAACCCAACCAACGGGCCAACGCCCGAAGGATCTTTGCGATTGGGCCGAGAAAATACTTAAACAGTATCGGCCAAAATCTCTCAGAAAGGACTGACCTAATGGCTCTCAATGACAACGGATATGTGCTCCCGAGTCGAATTGTTGTTTATACGAACGCCGTCGATGCTGTAGCCCCCGCCGCTGCCAGCCTGGATACTCCGGGCGGGTCCTGGGTTATCCGTGGCCATGTCGGTGACGAAGAGGGTAACGGTGCCCCGAGTTTCACCCGTGAGGGTGGGGACGTCACGACCAAGGGATCTATGACCAAGCGGGCCATCCGCCAGGTTGTGGCTCCGGTCGTTTCCGGTGTGGACATGGACTTTACCCAGTTCACCCGAGAAATCCTGTCTCTGTACACGGGCACGACTGGTGGCAACGCTGCTGGCTCGTTCCAGGTGGAAGGGTCTTCGGATGGTGGCACGACCAAGACGTCTCTCCTGATCGTCTGGGAAGACGGTGCCGAGCGTGTCGCGCTGTACGCACCTAACGTGTCTTGGACGGGTCGGGACAACATCGACACCGACTCGATCGAAGACGCTATCGCGGTCCCGGTTCACGCCGGATTCCTGGACTCGACGACCTTGACCGGTCCGTCGGGTAAGCCGCTTCGCTACACCTGGATCTCGCCGGACCTGTTCCCGAGTTCCTGACCTCATGATCGGCCCGGACAGGGAGTCATGGCCCTGTCCGGGCTCTCATCTTAGGAGAGTCATGCTCGTTTTATCGCCACGCCCAGGGCAACGTATTTGTACGGACTGCGGCGGTATTCGGGATGCTGAGAACTGTGTCAAAAACAAGAACTTATGCCGGGGTTGTTCCCGACAGAGGAACAATGCGTACCATGACAAGAACAAACACAGGATCAATGAACGTAAAGCACGAAACCGTCTGAACTATACCCGAATGCGCAGGTTGGATGAACGCGTCGCAATCCGAGGTTTACGCGCGGACAACTACTCCCGTGAAGAGATATTTAATCGGGACTCGGGTTTATGCGTTCATTGCGACAATCCCGTGCGGATAGAAGACATGCACTTGGACCATCTGGTGCCGCTGTCTTGGGATATAGAACCGGATTACCATCCCGGTGACACAGCTATAAACGTAGCTGTCAGTTGTGTGCGATGCAATTTATCCAAGCACAACCGTCGAGCGGACTGGACGCGTATGCGTGCCAATATCCGCTACCCATGACCGACAAATAGGAGAATCATGACTGGCATTGCTTACACCGCGCTGCTCGAAGAGGCCGAGCGCGAATATCCTTCGTTCCCGATTCAGTTTCCGGATGGCACCGAAATCCGCCTCCGTTCGAGCCTGGATCTAAACGACGAAGAGACCCAGGAACTTTCTGAAATCCAGACCAAGCTTTCGGAGCTTGACGAGTCCTCGAATGTCTCTGCTCTCCGGGCCGAGTTCGTCCGGGCCTTGGTCCTTGTCTCGGACAATCCCGAGGCGGCTCAGGCCAAGCTGGGTGAGGCTCCGCTGAAGGTGCTTGTCGTCCTGTTCAAGAAATACAGTGAAGGACTGGGCGGAGCCGCCAAAAGTGAAGGGTCTAGCCCGGATCCTAGCTGAGCATGAACCGGCTTTGACTGCTGACTTCCAACGGGAATACGGGCTCCGGCTTGTCGAGGCAATCCGGACCCGGACCCTAGCCGAGATCGAAGACTTGATCGTATGGCTCCCCAAAGAGTCCGCGTTCAGGGCATCGTTCTCGCCGGGGGATTCTGCACAGAATTGGTCCTGGTCTGACTCCGAAGAACTCTTGCTACTTCTCGCCAATATGGTGTCGGTACAGACTCACGTGGTCCAGCAAGTCAATTCCCCAAAGAAATTGCCGAAACCGGATCTGATTCAGAGCCCGCGAACACAAGGCCAGAAGCCTTCCCGAGCCGACGCGGATAACCAGGCTAGGGCGATGCTTGCCGCGATTAAGCGGAGAAAGGCTATGTAATGGCGATCGTGGGTGTGGCTTCGGTCAAGGTCACGCCGGACCTGAGCGAGTTCCGGCGTGACCTGAAAAAGGGTCTAGAAGCTATCCAGACAGACTTTACGGTTAATGTCCAGGCCAACACGGACAAGGCTAAGGCCACGATTGAGCGGTTCATCGCTTCTCAGTCGGGCAAGGACATCAATAAGAGCCTAGACGTGAACACAGGCAAGGCTCGAAAAGAACTTGCTGAGTTCCGAGCCAGCCTCGACTTTAACGCTGCGCTAGCCAAGGTCCGGACCGGGTTGACGTCCGTAACCAAGGCGGGGCTTGGATTCGCCAAAGTGTCGGCCCTGTTCACGGCTGTACAGCTCGCTGCGGGTACACTCGGCCCTCTCCTGACTCAGGCTGCGGGTGCGGCGGCTCTCTTGCCCGGAGCTTTGCTGATCGCGGCTTCGGCAATGGCTGCAATCAAACTAGGTGCGGACGGAGCCAAGCGCGCGTTTGAAGGCTTGACTCCCACGATCAATAACTTGAAAGCGGCTGTATCCAAGTCGTTCGAGCTTGCCCTGATCCCGGCCGTGAACAATTTGAAGCGGACCCTTCCGCAATTGACAACGGGGTTCCAGCAAATCGTCACGGCCATGGGCGGGTTCGTGACCAAGGCTACGGGACTTCTCAGCACTGCGAACGGGATCAAATCTCTTCAGACGATCCTGGTCAGCACGAGCAAGACGATCAGCAATATCGGGTCGTTCTTGGCTCCGGTTATCGCTGGGTTTGTCAACATCGGGGCCGTTGCGGGTCCAATCATCGCCCAGCTTACTTCCGGTATCGGCGCGGCCGGGCAAGCATTCTTGAAGTTTACTCAGAGTGCTGAAGGCATTGCCAAGATCCAGGAAGTCATCACTAACGCGATCAACGCTATCCGGCAGATTGGTCAAATCCTGGGTCAGGTCTTCGGGATTGTCGGGAAGATCTTCTCCGGACTGGCTTCGGGCGGAGCCTCGCTCGGCTCCACATTGCTCCCGATCCTGACCTCGATTAACGACGCTCTCGGCTCGGCCGGGATGCTGAACGCGCTCGGCCAGATCGGAACTGCACTCCGGACTGTCGGAACGGTGGTCGGTGCGACGCTCGGCCCTGTCGTCAAGACGGTTCTTCCGCTTCTGGGTCAGGCTTTGCAGGCAGCGACTCCGGGTTTGGCTGCTCTCGTTAACGGGTTGGGTCAGCTGATCCAGGGTGTTGCTCCTGCATTGCCCGCGATTGGACAGCTCGCGTCCGCGCTCGGCCAAGGTTTGGGTGCGGTCGCTTCCGCGCTCGGTCCGGTCCTGGGCAAGCTCGCGGAAGTCTTGGCGGGAACTTTGGCCGAGGCGATTCCTCCGCTAGTTCCGGTCCTGATCCAATTGGTCCAGGCTTTCGGCAGGATCCTGACGGCGGTTGTTCCACTGATTGGCCCGATCGTGGCTCTCGTCTCGGCCGCACTTCAGCCGGTATTGGC